CTGTCATTGGTGATATGTCGGTGGCGCAGATTGAAACAAGCCACATCATGCGGATTCTGGAGCCAATATGGACAACAAAAACAGAGACAGCTACCCGCGTCCGTGGCCGCGTTGAAAAGGTTTTGGACTGGTGCAAGGTGCAAGGCTACCGCACCGGAGACAACCCTGCCGCATGGCGTGGACACCTTAGCGAAGCCTTACCCAAGCCATCAAAGGTGGCTGTAGGAAAACACCATGCGGCACTGCCATGGGCTGAAATTGGAGCGTTCATGGCTGAATTGAAGGCCATGCCGGGCATTGCAGCGAGAGCCCTGGAGTTGATCATTTTGTGTGGCACACGGACAAGCGAAGCCCTTAACTCGACGTGGTCAGAATTTGACCTTGACGCTGGCCTGTGGGTTATCCCTAGAGAGCGAATGAAGTCTTTTCGTGAGCATCGCGTGCCATTGTCCGAACCCGCAATTCGAATCCTACGCGCCCTTCAGCACGTGGGTGAGCATGTTTTCCCTGGCAGCAAAGAAAACACGCCGCTATCAAATATGAGTTGTCTTGCTGTTCTAAAGCGTATGGGCCGCCCTGATCTAACCGTGCATGGTTTTAGAAGCACTTTTCGCGATTGGATATCCGAGGCCACGGCATACCCGCGAGACGTGGCAGAGATGGCGTTGGCGCACACCATTGAGGACAAATCCGAGGCGGCATATCGGCGCGGAGACCTGATCGAAAAGCGGCGGGCATTAATGTCTGATTGGGCTAATTACTGTGCCGCGGTGCGCGTCCCTGCTGGTGTGGTGACAATCCGTTTAAAGGTGGCGGCATGATCATCAAAATGACGCAAGATGCCAAAGGTGTTTGGCGGTATGACGACCCCGCAGAGAATGATATGGTTTATGAGCTTGAGGCCGTATCAGGCCATGAGTTGACATCTTTCGACGTGCTTTTGAATGACGTGGCGCAATGGGCAGGATACGAAAAAGCGCATGCCCATTTAGTCGGGTTGCGCCATGACCTGGTTTATAAATTCAAGCGGTATTTTGACGACACAGAAGCCCTTGAATTGGCCGTAGAAATCTACTGGCAGACGCTGCAATCGACCCGCAAGCAGATTACAGGCGCAATGCTGGAAACAGCCAAAAACAAACACAGTGCATCGCAATCAAAACGGCGCAGAGGCAGCACCAAGCTAGACGAAACCCAAAAGCGACAAGTCCGCCGCGCATATGACGCCGCATTTTCAAAATACGGCACCATCAAAAGCCTCGCAAGAGAATACAACGTCAGCGAGGACACCATCAGTCGTGCTATCAACGCGAGCGATACAAAACAAGACTGAATTACCGCAAATCCGGGTTGTCCCGGAGTGTCATTTTTTAATACTTTCAACCGCAAAGCATGGTGCTAAGCGGGGTTATTTGAAAGTACCAAATGGCATCACAAAGTTACCGTCCAAAACAAGCCGCCCAACTATTGGGTGTCGGCATTGCAACGCTTTGGCGCTGGTCAAAAGAGCGCAGTGACTTCCCTAAGCCGATTCGACTAAGCGCACGCTGCACCGTTTTTGATGGTGAGCAATTGCTGGCATGGCGTGATGCTCAAGGTAAGAGGGCGGCAGCATGAGCGGCGCCCAAAAATGCGAAGGGCCAGTTACCGCTGGCCCAAACGCTACTAACCAAAACAAACAGGTTGATTTTACAGCCGAAAAACCCGTGGCAGGCATGAACGATTTTTCAAATCTGACACTTTCCGCAGCACCGAGTAATCAACCCGATTTACACGATGTACCCGATGCGCCCGTCAGCAACACCGAGTTCTTGTCTGCCATTTTCAAAGATTTGGCAGACCCACATCGCCCGTTTGTGCTGGGCTTTGCTGGCAAACCCAAAGACCGCAAGGCCTGGGGGGGCGAGGCGTATCGTCCCGGCAAAACCACGGTCGACAACCAGTCCTTAAACTGGTATTTCAGTCTGGCGGTCTACAAGCCGGACGACGATGGTTATCACCGCCGCGAGAAAGACTGCACAGCTGTGTATGGCGTGATGCTGGACGACCTGGGGACTAAGGCTTTGCCACTTGACCGGCTGGACGCATGCCCACCGACCTACATCGTTGAAACCAGCCCCGGCAATTTTCAAGCAGGGTATTTGTTCACCGAGCCGAGCACCGACTTTGCCCAAATCAAAGCCCTAAATCAGAGCATGGTCGACGCTGGCCTGTGCGACCCCGGCGCAAAGAGCCCAGCTACGCGTTACGGGCGCATGCCAGCCGCCGTAAATGGCAAGACAGACCTGGCATTCGAGTGCAAGCTTGTCGAATGGCACCCCGAGCGCCGCTACAGCGTGGAGGAAATCACTGATCGCCTGGAATTGGCACCGCCGCAAGAAAAGACGAAACCCGGAAAAAAAGCCGCCGCCATTGATCGCAATGCAGACGATATTTATACGCCCCGCGCTGACGAAAACGCGGTCATTGTGGCGCTGAAACAGCGTGGCTTATACAAGCAACCGTTGGGCAGCGGCAAGCATGATGTAACGTGTTTTCGTGTCCACGAACACACCGACCAGGTCGACCACGGCAGCGCCTACTTTGAGCCGTCCGACCTCTATCCGATTGGCGGTTACAGGTGCCAGCATGCGCATGGCGACACCCTTAAAATTGGCGCGCTACTGGAGCACCTGGGCGTGACATTCACCGCCGCAAAACATAAACCGACCATCAAGTGCGAGGCTGGTGAATTGCATCGCATTGTTGACGCGGCAGAGCGTGAACTGGCAGCATCCAAACGGTACTATCAACGCGGAGGCTTCATTGTTGCGGTCACCACCGACCCCGAAAGTCAATCGACCGAGATCAAGCCGCTATCCCAACCCGCCCTGCTACGAGCGTTATCGAGTGCAGCGATTTGGACCCGATTCGATGGCCGCAGCCAGACGGATGTTATCTGCGACCCGCCAGCCAGACACGTTACCGTGCTGTTCGACAGCGAAGGTTATCAACACCTGCCAGCCCTGACCGGCATCGCCCGACAGCCACACTTGAGGCCAGACGGTTCTCTTGTGCGTGACGCTGGCTTTGATGCTGCAACAGGCTTGTTTGGTGTTTTTGATGCACGTCGGTTCGATGTCCCTGTGCAACCGACCAGGCAACAGGCCGAGCATGCCCTGGGTGAGCTTGTCGACCTGCTGGGTGAGTTCGATTTTGCCAAGCCACACGACAAGGCCGCAGCACTCGCTGGCATCTTGACTGCGACCATCAGGCCGAGCCTGCCGTTGGCACCGATGTTGCACGTCAGAGCGCCGCAAATCGCATCCGGCAAGTCTTACCTTGCCAGCATCATTGTTGCGTTTGCCAGCCCAACCAGCCCCTCGGCTGTGGCTTTCCCAACTAGTGATGAGGAGTGCGGGAAACTGCTGCTAGCTACCCTGCTGACAGCACCCGGCGCGATTGTGTTCGACAACGTGACCAGTGATTTGGTCCCGTTCAAATCGCTCTGTTCTGCACTCACTGAGGAACACTTGACTGGGCGCATTTTGGGGGTCAGCAAGACCGCCGCGGTCAACACGCGGTCATTGTTTGTCAGCAGCGGCAACAACGTTGATGCTGTTCTCGATATGTCACGGCGCTGCATCACCATCAATCTTGATCCACGGTGCGAGACACCAGCAACCAGACAATTCTCTGGCGACCCGCTGGCACACGTCAGAGTCAACCGCGCCAAATATGTCTCGCTGGCTTTGACTGTCATTCGGGCATGGATATGCGCAGGCAAGCCCATGACACCCTGCAAGCCATTGGCGAGCTTTAACCAATGGAGCGATTGGGTACGCCAGCCGCTACTGTGGCTTGGGCACCCCGACCCGGCAACCAGCGTATTCGAGCAACTTGCGCAAGACCCCGACAGAGAAACATTGGGCAGACTGCTACACGCCTGGCACGAAGCATTTGGCACATCGCCTGCCCCGATACGCGAAATCATCAAAAAGTCAGGTTCTTTTGATGCAGGCGACCTGCTGGAGCTTTTGCGAGAAATTGCGGAACTTCGCGGAGAGGTCAACGCTACCCGACTGGGCAAGTGGGTTACCCGACATCAAGGTCGCATTGTCGACGGCATGAGGTTTGAAAAAGCAGGTGGCACGACCAATGTCGTTCGCTGGCAAGTCAAGGCTGTTAAATCGGGTACATCGTGTAAATCGGGTACGTTTCCCGAAGCCGCGCAAAGTGTCAACGACGAAAACATTGTTGCCACGGAGTTTGAGCTATGACCACCGCGGCCTTGATCAAACAGGCGCAGGACGCAGGCATTGAATTGCACCTGGTTAACGGCAGGATAAATGGCCGCGGCAAGCCTGCTGCTGTGGCTGATCTTTTGCCACTGCTGCGGCAACACAAAAACGCCCTGATTCGCTGGTTCAGCCAGCAAGCAGCCAACGCCCCAGAGCCATCGGCAAACCCGGCGGCATGGCGTGAGCTTGCACAGGCCTATCACGCGCACCACTTCGCTTGCAAAACGTGCATCGCAGCCGGGCAAGGCCGAGGCCTTCGCTGTGGCTGTGGCGCAGCATTGTGGGTTAGCTATCAGGAGGCTTTATGAGCGATTTTCATTATGGAAAATTCATTCTTTGCCCTTGTTGCAGGACACGCACCTTCTACCAAGACCAACCCTGGAAGCGTGTTTGCCTGGACTGCTACCTCAAAGCAAAAGGCAAGCCCACACCGACCGCAAGTTACGCCGTAAAGACCGCACCGATTGACCAGGCAATGCTTCGCCGCCTGGTGCAGCTGTGCCACCCCGACCGGCACGGCAACAGCGAGGCCAGCACCATTGCAACGCGCTACCTTTTGCAACTCAAAAATTCTCAAATTTAAGGACTCAAAATGAATCAACCATCAAAAACAATAGCACCATTTATCGGTGCAACCAAAGCCATGCTATCTGAGGTTTTGGCTGAAATTAAAAACATCGACCACGAGGCGCACCGGGGAATCGCCCATGCTATGAAAAATGGAGCTTATCTCGAGGTTAGAGTTTGTATGGCATTTTTGAGCGCCGAGGTATTGGTAAATCTCGTTGACGCTGTAGGCACGCGAACAAATCTCGGGCATTTTGATTTTGATAGCGAAAACCTAAGCACACATTAATAATAATAGATAGAATCTATCGCGCGAGAGTGATTGGGCAGTTGCACGCGAGACGCTGCTGAACTGCCAACACAAACGCCAGCATGAAGTGGGGTTTCTTGAGTGATTCGGATGAACTCCAAAGCATGACGCGGTTGAGCGATTCACCGCTACCGAGGCAATTTGCACTAGCCAAGCGCTGCAAATTACTAATTCGGGGTTTTGACTGGTGCATGCCGCGCGCTGAGCCTGTCAGGACGTGGCCTATCACCCAAATTTTTAAGGATTTCATCATGTCAAACACGACACAAAACACCATCCCACGCGGCATCCAAGCCGTCAACGCTGAAGTCAACATCGCTGAAATGATCCGGGACGTTAACTCAGCGTTCAGCGAATTCCGAGCCAAAAACGACAGCCGTCTGGACACAATCGAGCGCCAGCTCGAACAGGACGCAACCGTCGCTGCATCGCGCCAGATGGGCAACTTTGACACCAAGCCTGCATCGCGGTTTCAAGCGCACTACGCCGCGAAGCCCGACTTTCAGGCCTCCAGCCAGCCCGTCGCAATGCAAGACTTCTTGAAGGGCATTGCTGGGTTGAAAACGACTGAAGGCGTTCGCGCAGCCCTTGCAGGGGGCGTTGACACGACAGGCGGTTTCACAATCCCGAGTCGACTCGCACCAAGCGTCTTGGATGCCGTGGTTGCACAATCGAGCGTCTTGGCAGCTGGCGCTGGTTTGACCCTGATTGAGCCATCGCAAGTGTTCACGACCGCAGCGGTTGACACAGTGCCAACCGCCGCATGGCGCGCTGAATCTGCCAACATTGTCGAGAGTGATCCATCGTTTCGAGCAATCCTGGCCGCACCGAAAAGCCTGGCGTTTTTCTTCAAAATCAGCCGCGAATTGCTTGCGGACGGTACTGACCTCAGTCGGGCGTTAACGACCGCCATCGCACAATCGTTTGCCCTCGCGTTGGATGCAGCAGCACTTCGCGGTTCAGGCACGGCACCGACACCACGTGGACTGTTGAACACGGCAGGCGTGCATGCAG